CAAATATCTTTTTACCATACTTGTAAAGGAATACTTTTCCTTCATTTTCTGGGTGTGCAGGATCAGATACAACGTAGATGTTACTGTAGTAAGATAACTTACGTTTCTGAGCACGAGCAATGTTCTTGTCCGACTCTCTGCCACTGTTCCAAAGTTCCCTGTTCAACTCTCCAACGGGATCATCCTTACCTAATGTAGTAAGAGAGTTCTCGATGTACCATTGTCCACCAGGACCTTTGAAGGCATGACTCCAGATCTTTGCCCAAGGCATTTCCTCACCATCTGGTGCAGGAAGGAATCTAATAACAGCATAACCGTTACCAGATTTGTCCAACTCAGGTTTCCAGAGACGCTCATCAGCACCTCCTCCACTACTAGGTTGGTTTAGTTTCTCGATCTCTTGTGTCAACTTAGACAAGGTTCCACCTGCCTTAGATGCTTTCTTAAGTGATGCGAAAGACATAATCGTATTCTCCGTATTGAATGTATTAATGCTACTGTGTAATCGTAGCATACTATTTAGGCTCTGTCAATATCAGGATCTTTTTTTGCTGCGTCTTCCAAAGTTTTAATCATGGTATCCATACAATCCATCAGATCTTTAAATCCAAATGCTTGAGACAATGAATTGATTCTAGTCTTCATGTCTGCTGCTTCAGCATCACCTGTAGTAGCAGCAAGAGAAAGACGTGTGTAAAATACCCTCTGTTTATTGATAAGATACTTACAATCTTCAATGTGTTCTAACCTTTGTTCTTTACTCATCTCAGGGAGATGCTGAGACATCACAGCAATCTCTTGATAAGTGTTGAATATGTCTTGTAAATTATTTTATCTAGGTTATCAATGTATCCTAAACAGTGTTCAAAGATTACCAAAGTCTCTAAATTAACTTCACCTGCATAGTATCTTTGCAACAATGGTGGGTGTTGTCCTTCAGTAAAAAATATATTATCAAAGTTGTTGTCTGTTTCTTCTAATAGAACATTAACATCTTGTTTAAATTTATAAGTAAAAGACTCTTGATGTATCTTCCATTTAGTGTAGACATCCCTACTAAATGAACCAATGTATCCCTTAGGATCATTGATAAAATTAGCGACGAAATATCCTAAGACATCTTTCTCAGAATACTTTGTCGCTAACTTTTTAAAGAAGAAACGATCACGTCTTTCTTCAAATGATTTTTCACTAGCAGATACTTTGCCATTGTATTTTTGATAATCATACTTATCTTTGGTGAAGTGATTTTTTAATGCAAGATACATTTTATACACTTCAAACCCTGTCACAATGGTAGAACTCCTTTAGATGATTGTTTCATGTAGTTTAGTCTCTGTGCTTCATGACGGAGACGTTCTTTTAATGGTTTTGAAATTAACTTAGGAACTGTTTCCATTTCAATTTCATTCTCTTGGCAGTAAGTAACTACCGCTTCAATGTAAGTAATGAGTCCATTACTATTTTTTACTAACCTTTCAATCTCAGCAGAGAATTTACTAGCAGTAAGAAATTTTTCTTCTAGTTTTTCTTTAGACATTTCTTCCCCTAACAAATTCTTCGATGTAGGTTTTAAGTAATTGTAGATAGTCATCAAGATTGTACTTCTCAAATACTTGTATAGATCCTTCTTCAGTGGCGATAAGTGTGACAATTTTCTTTACCTCAATTCCTGATCGTTCGAGGAACATCGCTGCGTATGCAGTCTCTTGGACAAAATAGTTTTCGATGTATTCCTCTTTTTTTTCTTTAGTAGAAGTTTTGAAGTCTATCACTGCTAACTCGCCATTGAACTCAGCAATGCAATCCACTCGACCTGCTAAACCAAGGTAATGTGAATAGAGAAACGTCTCTAAACAATGAATGTTATTAATTTGGTTTAGTGTAGATTTTGCTGCTTGAAACATTCTAACAGATAATGGATTATTTTCCAAGTATTTGTCAGTGTTTAATTCACCTTTGAAATAATCTTCAGCAAGGTTGTGAAATGCTGTACCTCGTTGAGTGGCACGAGCAGTGATACGATTAGCCTCTGTTTCACCAATTTTATTTCTCCAATCCTTAAAGAATTGTGCGTTCTTGAAAGATGTGATTGAGGTCACGCTTGGATAATATTTATCAGCACCAGGAATAGGATAGTATCTTACTCCGTTTTCATTCACAGGTTCAACATCAATCTCATTAACATTGACATCAATAAAGTTAAACATTTAAAATCCTAAATTGTATTTTGCTATGAGATATGACTTGACTAAACCAGAACGAACGATATCATCGATACCAGATTCAATGCGAGAAAAATCTTCCATGTTCTGTAAGATTTTTATGAAATCTGATATGCCATTCTTATCATTCTCTCTGGTTAAATCAGTTTGAGTTATATCACCACAGAACATGATCTTACTATCTTCTCCAATACGAGTGATCATAGAATCAAGTTCGTGGAAGTTTAGATTACTAAACTCGTCTACAATAACAATAGAATTATCAAGGGTA